CTGCAAAATTTACTTTTTTTAAGGCCATAATTGTACTATATATTAATTACTAATGCATGAAAAGAAAGAAATATATGCAGAAATAGACTTTAATCTATTAAAAAATTCTTTTAACAAAGAATGGTTAAATTTAGTGTCTGATATATATGTAGATCATGTAAAAGAATTATCTAATAACTATTTTAACGATCCAGGTTTATTCAAAGGGAGATGGGAAAAAGATAAAATTATTAAGGACGATGTTTTGTATTTTAATAAATTACTATACCCCCCAAATTACGCGATCTTAGACTATGTATTAAAAAATATTAATTTTTTTAAAGATAAAAATATCATAGACAATGGTTGTGGTTTTGGAATTTTATCTGTTTTTTTAGATAAGATTGGTATTAAGTGTTTTAATTATGATACCTTATCTCATGGGGTTAAAATGGATTCATATAATAATTTTTTAAAAAGGATTAATAAAAAATTTAATAAACAAATTAACTTAATAGAAACAGATTTTAAAGATAAAAAATTTGATGTCGTAATAAATTCTGGAGCCTCTTTAGATCACCCCAAACTTTTAAATTGCGGTTTATATTTATTGGATACAAAAAAAGAACCTGTATGTCCGGATATTAATTATAAAATAATTAAAAAATATAGACCTTTAGAAGTAAGGTCTAATTTTTTAAAGCATTCTGTTTGACAAAATATTAAACAATATGTTATATATTATATTAAATGAAAGAAAAAATGAAAATCGAAGATGGAATAATGGTATTACACAATATCGTTGATAAAAAATTTTGTCAAATGGTAATAAATTATTCTAATAAAGTTTGTAAAGGTAAACTACCTACTGCTGGCGGTAGTCAAGATTATAGAAGAGTAAATGGACATATTTTAAGAGATACAAATATAGGAGATAAGATTTATTTTCAATTAATAAATAATCAAATTAAAAATTTCTACAACCATTATAAATATAGATTTCCTAGATTGATATCGAACGTTTTAAGTCAAGTGGATATATTAAAATATAATGTAGGAGGTAGGTATGATTATCACGTAGACTCTTCAGATTCAACTTATAGAAATATTAGTATTATTATAAATTTAAATGAAAATTATGAAGGAGGAGATTTACTTTTTTCAGATCAGTTCTTTAATGAAACTAAAAGAATACCTCTTAAAACAGGAAGTGCTGTTATTTGGCCTTCAAATTTTTTTTATCCACATAAAATAGAACCTATCACAAAAGGAAAAAGATATAGTATTGTAGCATGGCTTGTATAAGAAAAGATTACAGATATAAATTAATTAAAAATTTCTTAAATGAAGAAGAATTAAATTTATTACAAAAATATGTAATAAACAAATTAGATAAATTATCTTCGGCTAATATTTTCAACAACGATTTTTCTGTAGCTCCTTATTGTCTTGATTATAAAAACGATGATTTTATGGAAGTTATTTTAAAATCAAAACTTTCATTAATAGAAAAAGAAACCGAATTAAAACTATATCCTACCTATGCTTATTGGAGATGGTATCCTTACGGAGCTGTTTTAAAAGCCCATAAAGACAGACCTTCATGTGAAATTAGTGTAACTGTTAATATTTATAAAACAAAAAATTGGCCAATGGTTATAAATAATAAAAAAATTGAAATAGAACCAGGTGAAGGACTTATTTACTTAGGAATAGAAGACAAACATTCAAGATTTGGATTCAATAAAGGAGAAGCATTAGCTCAATTATTTTTACACTATGTGGATAAAAATGGATTATTTCCTCACCATAAAAATGATGAGATTCTTAAAACAACAAATCAAGTATATAGTTTTGAAGACAAAGAACTTATAAAAAAATTAAGATATTAAATGATAAAAGAAAAAACAGTTAAAATAGAAAATTTCATAGGTATTTATGATAATTATATAACAGCAGAAGAATGTGATAAGGCTATTAAATTATTTGAAAATCAAGATAAATTTAAGAATACATTAAATAGAATTGGTTTTGAAAAAGCATCTGTATTACAAAAACAAGATCAACAATTTTTTGCAGCCTCTACTAATTTAGATGTATGGTATGAAGAATTAAAATCTATGATAATTAATTTTGAAATGGCCTTTAAACATTACGTTGACAACACTGGAGCAGCTGATGCTTATGGAGTTCCTTGTTTTAATTTTACTTGTTTAAAAATACAAAAAACTTTACCTACAGAAGGTTATCATGTTTGGCATATAGAACATAATAAAGGATTTGAAAGTGAACCTAGAGCTTTTGTTTATTCAATTTATTTAAATGATGTAGAAGAAGGTGGAGAAACAGAATTCTTACACTTTTCAAAAAGAGTTAAACCAAAAAAAGGTAGAGTAGTTATTTGGCCTGCTGCATTTCCATATGTTCACAGAGGTAATCCACCTTTATCGGGTGAAAAATATATTTTAACTTCCTGGATGTTATTAAGATAATTAAGTTTTTATAATATATATTACTGCTAAATAGGGTTGAACAACAGAAGTTGCATCTCCTGAAAAAGTAGCACTCATATTATGAGAGTGTCCACCTCCACCCCCGGTAGAACCTGAATTACCACTTGTTCTACCTAAACTACCACCTGCAGGACTTGCAAAAGTTCCAGAAGGCACAAGACCGGTATGAGAGTGACTAGGTAATTGTGCTGTACTTAAAGTTGCATTAGCTGTCGAACCGCCAATGTTTCCTGTATTAGTTGTTGTCGCTGCACCACCGGTTGAACCTAAAGCTTTGTTGTTTGATTTACCTAAAACTACTTTGTCTTGAATATCAGGTAAATTGAAAGTAGATGAACCATCGCCTGCTCCATAGGTAGTGCCCACAATTGCAAATAAAGCTGCATAAGTAGATCTTGAAACTGCTGCGCCAGTGCATTCTAAAAATCCAGAGGGAATAGAAGCAGATGACCATTCAACAATAGTTGCTGTAGGAATCCCTTCAACACCTGTTAAATTTGCTCCTGAAAAATCGTATTTTGTTGCTTCGTAATTTGCCATTTTTTTCCTAAGTTTTTATAATATATATTATTGTTAAATAAGGTTGAATAACAGAGGTAGCGTCACCTGTAAAAGTTGCACTCATGTTATGAGAATGTCCCCCTCCACCGCCTGTACTACCTGTACCTCCACTATTACTATATGCACCACTGTAAGGCATTTCAGAATTTGAGGGAGCTCCAGGAGCTGAATTTACATTAGCGGGGTGACTATGTGAAGCTATTTGTGGACTACTTAAAGTTGCATTAGCTGTCGAACCACCAACGTTTCCTGTTGATGTTACAGTGTTTGCACCACCTGTTGAGCCTAAAGCTTTATTGTTTGATTTTCCTATTGGAAGATTATCCTGTAGATTTGGAACGTTAAAAGTAGATGAACCATCTCCTGCACCATAAGTTGTACCTACGATTGCAAATAAAGCTGCATAAGTAGACCTTGAAACTGCTGCACCATTACATTCTAAAAATCCAGCGGGAATAGATGAGTCTGACCATGGAATAATAGTTGCTGAAGGAATCCCTTCAATCCCTGTTATATTTGATCCATCGTAATCGTATTTTGTTGCTTCGTAATTTGACATTTTTTCCTACGTTTTTATAATATACATTAAAGTTAAATAAGACTGAACAACAGAAGTTGCATCACCTGTAAAAGTTGCACTCATGTTGTGAGAGTGACTTGAACCACTTCCTGCGCTGCCTGTACTACCACTATTAGCCCCTATTCCTTGTGGACTATTATTTAAATTTCCCGGTTGTACTCTAGTTCCACCTCCAGTCGGGTGAGAGTGAGATGCCATTTGAGGAGTTGTTACAGAATGAGCTGCAGTTGAACCTCCAACGTTTCCTGTTGATTGAACTGTGTTTGCACCTCCCGTTGAAGCTAAAGTTTTAGTTCCTGATTTACCCATGGCTGCATTATCTTGTAAATCTGGAACGTTAAAAGTAGATGCGCCATCACCTGCTCCATAGGTTGTACCTACGATTGCAAATAATGCAGCGTAGGTTGATCTGGAAACTGCTGCACCATTACATTCTAAAAATCCAGATGGGACAGAAGCAGATGTCCAGGGCACAATAGTTGCCGAAGGAATCCCTTCAATACCTGTAAGGTTTGCTGCATTGAAATCGTATTTTGTTGCTTCGTAATTTGACATTCTAATTATAAAATTAGAATTAAGAACTGTATGAAACTGGACGAGCTCCTAATCTAATTATTTTCTCCTCTGCGGTTTCACTATCTATATTGTTATTATCCCAATTAGATTGAAGGTTAATTAAATGAGCTGAATCCCATCTATCGATAAAGTCTTGAAAATTTCCTAAGTTAGCATCTGCCCAACTTGAATGAGGAGTAGTATCTCTGTACTCTACCTCATCATTAGAGTTTGAAGTTTCATGTTGTATGGCCCAAATGTTTGAAAATTTAGACTGATTCCAAAAAGAGTCATCATTAATAATATAGCCAGTCCCAGCAGCATCTCCTGTTTGTTTAACTATAGTTTTATCCTCAAATATAACACTCCAGTTTGCATTTGTTGCCATACTATTTCTCCGTGTAAGTCCATCCTGTTGTAGCGTCTCCAGAATATACTAATCCAAAAGCAGCTCCTTGAGTATTAACTACAAGATCGGATGCTGCATTAGTTATATTAGAAGAGTTTCTACCAACAGTCAATGCGTTAGTATTGAAATCATAACCTTGATCTACAAAATGTACTTCATCTCCTGTAGCAGGTGATGCTGGAAGCGTTACTGTTACTGCTCCACCATTTGTATTTACTAAAAGTTTAGCACCAGCTTGAACTGTTTCTGCTGCTGATACTGCTCTCCAGTTTCTTTGTTCAGATAATTTTACAACATTTGTTCCATCAGAATATAATGTGTAATTATTGCCTTCACATAATAATACACCTGTTCCAGATGAAGTTTTAAAAGTTAAAGTATTTCCTGCATGATCACATGCGTCTTGAACTTGGTAAGTTTTTTCAATTGAATCTGGGATACTAACAGTAAGGTTAGAAGCCAAAGTCCCTGTTAATTTAATAACATCATTTTTACCATTGGATACTGCACCATTAGTAAAAGTTAAAGATCTAGCAGCGTTAGTAATATTAAAAGTAGTAAAACCACCAATCGCTTGTTCTAAAATTAAAAGGTTAGTGTTAGTTATTTGTCCCCAAGTTCCTGAATTTTCTCCAGTTGCTTGTACTGTAAGTTTTAAATTTGCTGATGTTGAATTCGCCATATTAAATTCCTTATATCGTTTATTTTATAAAAATAAAGAGAAAGTGTCAACTCTTTATGCAACGACTTCTCTCCAGCCTGGAGGGTCTATTGGAGCGGAACCGGTATTTACTTCGTTCCAGATAAGAGCATTACCACTTCCTACTGTTGTAGTCAACCCAAAACCATTGAAAGTTGCGTTGACATCTGTAAATGCAGATACTGAAGCAACCCTTGCTAATAGAGGGTTTCCAGTAACATCTACAGGTGTATTTAAATCTACTGTCTCATTACCTAAAGCAGCGCTTAATCCAAAACCTGTTATACTAGAAGCAACATCCCCTTGCATTCCAAGATTACCTAAAGTACCTATCATGAAGTTACCTGTTAACGCTGCATCAGGAGCAGGATCAACAGCACCTAAAGTTAATTGTGCTACACTTAAAGTGTTTGCAACAATAGTTGCATCACCAGTAATTTCTGTTGAAGTTCCTAAAGCTGCTGTCATTGCAATTCCAGAAATATCTACTTGTACAGAACTACCTGCATCACCCCAATCATTTATACCCCATTGAAGTCTGCCCCAACCTGCTAAGTTAAATGCTTCAACAGTACCAAGTCCCATAGAAGCTGCAACACCTGTAGGCATTGCATCAGGACTAGCATCAACTGATCCTAAATTAGTTGTAAGTGGAATACCTGTTGGTGTAACTTCTGCTAAACCAATTGCAGTTACAGATGATAAAGTTGCTGTTAAAGGATTACCTGTGGGAGTTATTGTTACGTCCCCTTGCATACCAAGGGTACCTAAATTTGCTGATAAAGAAATTCCTGTGGGAATAGTTGTGCCGGCAATACCCCAACCTTGAAGACCCCATTCTTGTCTACCCCAACCTGTATTAATTTCTGTTGAGCTTGACTCGTCTCCGAGTGCTGCAGACATACCAAACCCTGTAGGGATAAGCGTTGGATTCGCATTATCGTTCCATTGGTTTTGACCCCAAGAGCCAGTATTCCAAGTTCCTGATGCCATAGGAGGTTACCTCCTAATTAACCAGAGATTCTTAAAATCGCTGCTGTTGATGTTGGTGCTGGAAACTGAACTGTAAACGTACCTGAAGTAGCTGTTTTATCTCCTCCAAAATCTAAAACACAAACTGCAGAGTTAGTAGTAGCAGATGATGTGTTATAAATTAAAGCTCCTCTAGCTGTCAGTGTAACGTTTTGAAATGACAAATCAGCAAAGTCCGCTCTTGCAACACCAGCTGTTAAAGAAGTTGGCGCATTAACAAGTGCACCGCCACCAGCTGAATAATTTGCTGAC